CACCATGTCTACGACCGAGATTGATACCGATGTCTTCTCGGCGGGCATTGTTGCCATGGGGGGAGGCGGTGGTACCTCTAACACTCCGGTATCGGCTTATGTTAGTATTACCGAGATACCCAATGGCGGTCAGAGTCTGACAGGGGTGGCGGGCAACTAACATGGCTTTCTTAAGCGGACCATTCAACTTGCAGCAGGGAAACTCGGTCGAGTTTGTTGTGGAGTTTTTGGACTCCAACAGCAACTTAAGCATCCCGGCGGTAGCCAATATGGCGGTAACGTATACTAATACATCCAATTTAAGCCAGACCGATACGACCAACATGACGCTGACGGGCAGCTTCTATACCTCCACATGGTCGTCCACTTCGGCAGCTTTGGGTTTGGCGACGTGGGTAGCTACGGCTGGAAGCACAGTTCAGATAGCCACTGGACAGCTGCGTGTCATTCAGCGTCAGGGGGACTAAATGGTATTTACTAATGCGCCCGTCTATACAGGAACCTACTCATTTAATCCATCGGCTGGCGATATCATTATATCTGCCTTCCAAAGGGTGAGTATTCGTCCTACAGAAATACTTCAGTCTCATCTAACTCAAGCCCTCATCGAGCTAAACTTACTGTTGACCAAGTTCTCAAACCTCCAGCCAAACCTTTGGGATGTGGACTTGCAGGGCGTGCCATTGACGCAAGGGGTGGCTACCTATTCCATCCCAGCCGAAACGGTAATGATTACAAATGCCTATGTCCGACTGACGGTAGGTACGTCTATTACTGATAGATTGATTTTTCCGATCAGTCAGACCGAATATGCATCATTGCCGAACAAGACAGTACAGGCACCACCTACCCAATTCTGGTTCAATCGGCAGATATCTCCGACAATTACCTTGTATCCGGTTCCGGATGGCAATGGACCTTACACCATGTATTATTATAGGGTAAGACAGCTTCAAGATGCTATCGTCGCCAGCGGTCAGAATGTGGAAGTGCCCTATCTCTGGCTGGATGCGATTGTGGCTGGATTGGCCTATCGTCTGGCCCGCGTCTTCGCCCCTGAACTGGAAGACAGGCGCAAGATGGACGCCGAGGAGGCGTGGCAGATTTGTGCTAGGCAGGGGGTGGAAAACGTCCCCTTGTTTATAACTCCCGGCTTGCTATCCTATTTTTCATGAGAAAGATAGCCCCTTCTAATGCGACCTCGCTCTCACTTTAATGTTGATCCTGCCAACCCTCGGGCTAGGGCGGTTTGCGACCGCTGTGGTCAACATTGGCAGTTGGAGAAACTTCTCTGGCAATATGAATGGACCGGACCCCGGCTTCAGAACCTCCGCATTTTTGTCTGTCCGCCCTGCTTGGATAAGCCGCAACCGAATATCAAAACTTTCTTCTATCCTCCAGACCCGGTTCCGGTTTTAAACCCCCGTGTGGAGCAATTTGTCCTTGATGATGCCCCACTCTCTGCCATCGGCGTAGATGCTAACTTCTTTACTCCTCAATACGGCAGTCGTATTGGGACATTGATTGGTGGCGGTGGACTCAATGCCCCCTTTGATGGAAATACAATTAAACCCTCGTGGCTGAGTGCCACCGATTTGACTTCTACCATTAACTCCAGTTACGGCAGCTATGCTGGTATTAACTGGCAGGGCAATGTCTCTCAACTGGCGATGCCTTCCAGCTTAAAGCCGCCTGTCATCACCCATAGTCTTAGCTCGGTAAGTATTTACGCGCCGACAGATAGAAGCTTCTTGCCGACTCCAACAACATACGTTATTCAATATTCTCCTATTGGAGGCTCAGCTTTCGCAGCATGGACCACGATAGCAAGCGGCACGACGGCTGGAGTTGCGGGCGAGTCTATCGGCGTCACCGTTACATCCGCAATGTCCAATGCTCTTAGCCAATTCCATCGAGTTGCTTTCTTGGGCGATGGAAGTAATTATGTCGCAGTAGCCCAAGTCACATTCTCTGTGGCTCAAGTCGGAGGCCAAGGAGAGGCATAATGTCGCTTAATTATACAACATACGTCAATCAGATTGCGAACCTCATGGTTCAATCTCAGTCTGATACCAACTTTCAGACCATGCTTCCGGGTATGATTGACTATGCCGAGGGGCGTATTTACAGAGAGCTTGATCTTCAAGCAACCAGAGTTTCGGATACGACAGTTACGCTATCTTCTGGCAACAATTCAGTAACTTTGCCGACAGATCAATACATTCTTGTTGTCGAGCAATTCAATGTCTTGAGCATAGGAACTAACCCAAGCCGAACTCCGCTGACGCCAGCTACCAAGGAATATATAGACTTTGCATGGCCAACATCAACCGCTACTGGAGTTCCTATTTATTATGCCGCAGTAAATGATACAACATTTAAAGTTGGACCGGCCCCCGACCAAGCCTATCCGCTTGAGGTGGTCGGGACAATTCGTCCGACCCCGTTGTCTGCCAGCAACTCCAGTACATGGCTAACTCAACATTTAGCTGACCTATTTATCGCGGCCTCTATGGTGTTTGCTTCTGGATATATGCGTAACTACGGAGCGCAGGCCGATGACCCGAATATGCCGGGATCATGGGAGTCGCAGTATTCCAAGCTGCTTGCTTCAGCCAACGCTGAGGAACTGCGCAAGCGATTCCAGAGCCAAGGCTGGACTCCAATGACGCCAAACCAAATCGCAACCCCGCCAAGGAGATAGTATGCCTTGGGGTGCTGTCACACTACGTCCGGGGGTAGACGCTGAGAAAACCCTGTCTCTTAACGAGGCAGGTATCTCAGACTCGCAGACCATTCGTTTTCGGGATGGTCTGGTTGAGTCCATGGGCGGGTGGACTCCTTACGTTAATTTTACTGTTCCAGCAGTCGTTCGCGATCTTCATCCATGGCAAGACATTAATGCTATCCAGCGCCTAGGCATAGCCGGAACCACGGCCTTAACTGTGGTGTCAAATGGCGCTCAGCAGACGATTACGCCGCAGACAACCACAACCAATCCAGCGCCGCTTGTTAGTATCACCAATGGTAGTTCACTAGCTACAATTACGGATACTGGCTCTAACGGCAGTATCTACAATACCATTTATTTAAATACGCCCATTTCTGTTGGCGGCGCCAATGGATACCTATTGAACGGCGGTTATCAAATTAAAGCCGTTTCCGGCACCTCGGCCTTTTCTATTGATCTGGGTTTTATCTCCTCTTTTACAACCAGTAGCGGCAGGGTTCCCCTCTTCTCGATTTCAAGCGGTACACAGAACATCACTGTCACGCTATCTGACAATGGGTTTACAGGCGGTACCGGGCTATTCCAGCAGTTCATTGCCCCGACGCAGGTTGGCACCAGCAGCAATGGCATTCTGGTGCAGGGTAAATACGCCATTGCCTCAATCATTGATTCGACCAATTTTACCGTCAATGCCACGGTTCAGGCCAGCACCACGGTTGCCAACGTCGCAATGAATGGGGGCAATGCCCAGATTGTTTATTATGTGACGCTTGGACCGACCGTGGTGGGTACGGGCTACGGCGCTGGTGGTTACGGGGCCGGTGGCTATGGTTCCGGTGCCCCCCAATCTGGTACTCCGGGAACGCCAATCACCGCCACAGACTGGACTCAGGATAACTGGGGCGAGGTCTTGTTGGCTTGTCCCAAGGATGGGCCAATTTATTCATGGTCGGCCGATAGTGGGTTCCAGAACGCTCAGGTTGTGGCTACAGCCCCCTTCTTCAATGGTGGCATCTTTGTGGCAATGCCGCAGCAAATTCTTGTCGCATGGCGTTCTGTACAGGCGTCTGGCGTTCAAGACCAGCTAATCGTGCGTTGGTCCAACCAAGGCGATTATACCAACTGGGCCGTCACAAACCAGACCACGGCCGGTTCTTTCCACATTCCGACAGGCTCCTATATCGTCGGCGGTATCCAGTGCCCGCAATTTGCTTTGATTTCCACCGACCTCGACGTGTGGAACATGAGCTATGTCGGCGGCGTGGTTATCTTTAACTTCAGCCGTATTGGCTCTGGCTGTGGTTGGATTAGTTCCCATGCTTGCGGCATTCTGTCCGGTAATCCGTTTTGGATGAGTAACAATAACTTCTTCACCGTCGGCGCCAACGGTGTGGTTCCTCTGCCATGTCCAGTATGGGATCAGGTATTCCAGAATCTGAACGCGGCCTTTGTCAGCAATATCAGGGTGGCTGTTAATTCGCTATTTAACGAGATTATGTGGCTATA